GGACATCTTCCCGGAGAAGGTGTCCGCATTCGCCTTCGCCGACCCACCGAACTTCTTCGCGAGCTCGTCCTGAATCTGGGCGAAGGACTTGGTCTTGCCGTGGGCGTCCTTGGTCGCAATCCCAAGCCGACCAAGTGCACCGACGTTGCCGTTCTGCGCCTTCGCCAGAGCCGTGGAGATCGCGCCGAGATCCTTACCAGACCCCGCCGACACGTCCATTGCCAGCGACGCAAGCTTCTGCGCCTTGCTGACATCGCCGGTTGCGCGCACGAGATTCCCAAGCGCGGGGCGCAACTGGTCATCGGTGACGCCCAGAGCCTTGCCCTGCGCGGAGATCCAGTCCTCGGTTGCCGCGACCTGGCCTTTGGTGGCGCCCGCGTTGTTCTGCAGCGCCTTCGCGAGGATCGCCTGCTGCTGGGCGTCCTCGGCCGCCCGCTTGGTCATGTCGAACAGCGCCTTGCCGGCGACCACCGTTCCGGCGGCGAGGCCGACCGCAGCGACCTTCCCGACCTTGGAGAAGGTGCCGCCGAGTTTCGACATTCGGCCCTCGACCTGGTCGGCCGTACGGCCAGCAGAAATGTCCTTGCCGAGGAACTCGATGACGATGCGACGACCAGCCATGAGCACCCCCTCGGGTCAGTCCTGTGCCTCTGCTTGGGCGCGCTGCATCTGCGTCAGGAGTTCGGAGACCTCACGGAGCGTGAACTGCTCGACGTTGAGGTAATGGATCGCGCCGAAGTAGAAGCGCGTCAAGGCGGGCAGCTGTTTGAGCAGCGCCCGCCTCAGGCTTCCGGGGAGTCCTCCACCTCCGACGGTCCGGCCGTGGTGATCTCGAAGCCCTCAAGCATCTGCGCGTAGGAGACCGACACCTCGTCGAAGTCCAGCGACTCGCCCTCGAGCCGCTTCGCCAGCCACATGAACGCGGCGATCGAGTCGAGGTCGGGGTCGCCGGCGAGCTCGTCACGGAGCGCGTTGAACGACGCGCCGTAGTTGCGCCGGAACTCGCGCGCCACCGGGGCCGACATGTCGCCGATCCGCACCACGTACTCCACGCCATCGACGACCATCCGGACGCCCTCGTCGAGCGCGTTCTCCCGGTTCGCCTCCGACCTCGGGGTGACCTTCCGCGCCAGAGACGGGCGCGTGGCTGCTGTGGTCATTCGGGAAACCTCCGCTTGATGATGTCGTCGACCGCGCCCGTGAACTCGGTCTCGATCCGGTCGGCGTCCTGCCGGATTGCCGGGTAGATGAAGTAGCCGGCATCCGAGGAGTTGCCGCGCCACGGCTTGAACTGCTTGAAGCGGATCGACCCGAACTCAGCGCCGCCCGCCATCGGATACGCGGAGCCACCGAAGGCAACGCCGGCACCAGAGACGCCACCGACAGGCTTGATCGACGGCGCCACGTGTGCGGCTACCCCGCCGATCGTCCGGGCTGCTGAGGCGGCGTCCTTCGCCACGAAGTCCGCGACTCGCCGAGAGGCGGCCTTGAGTTCCTTCTGTGCCTCCGGGCCGAGCGCCTTCAGTGCCCGGTTAAGCTCGGCCAGTCCGTCAACCTTGACGGTCCCCGAGCGGATCTTCTGCGAACGAGCCATTAGGCGACGGTGGCGTCGGCGCTCTTGTAGACGGCGCTGATCGATGACCCGGTTGCGGTGTCCGTTCGGCCCACCCCGGAGAGTTCCTGCGTGATGCCCTCGGGCCCGGAGTTCGCGGCCTTCCATGTGTCGAACCGTGCCGCCGGGATCGTGATCTGCAGCGACGGATAGATCGTGGTGCCCAGCAGAGTCGGCCCGGTCCACGTGGCGACGATTGCGGCCAGCGTGCCGGCGCGGGTGCTCGCGGCGGCACGGTTGCGCTGAGCGAGGGACTCGAAGTCACACGACAGGGAGAACTCGAGCTCGCGGCGCCCGCCGGTCTGCTCCTTCTTGTCGGTGCTGCCGTCGATCTTGCGCCGATCGACGTTCAGCCCCATCGTGCGCTTGATGCTGATCTCGTCGAGCGGAACCTGAGTGCCGCCGATGGTGACGACACCGCCGGCCCAAGTCAGGTTCTCCATGCTCGCGAGGTAACTCGCGGTCGCCAGGGCGGTGGCCGTGGAGACCTGCTGGAAGTCAGTCCCGATCGTGGCAACCAGGTTGCCGTCGACCGAGTTCGCCAACTCCCACTCGGTGACCTTGCCGCCCTCGAAGGTGAACGGCTGCACCGTCCCTGACGGGTGGAACGGGCGCGCGACCTGCAGCGTGAACGACTTGCCGAGCATGTCGGAGTTGGTGAACGTGTGGGTGTAGACCAAGGTCTCGGTCGGGCCCGTGGTGGCGACAGTGCCGAACATGTGCTTGAGCCAGAAGCCGAAGCCCTTGGTCATCACGTCCATCTCGATCGGACCCGACGCACCGGCGTAGTACGGCGTCGAACGGTCGTCGCGCTTGTCGAACAGTCCGACACGCAACGGGTCGCCCTCGGTGCGCCCGTAGGCGTCCTCGATGTCCTCGGAGTTGAACTCGAAGGCGAGGTCGGGCGTGACCGGAGTCCCCCATGTGGTCTCGGTCTTCGCCATCAACTGCTGGTCGAGTGCGGTCATGGCTCAGGACTCCTCGTTCTTCTTGGTCGCTGCCGCTGCCTTCTTGGCAGCCTTCGGCTTCTCCGCGGGCAGGTCGTAGTCCCACCGCACGGAGCCGTCATCGAGCGTGATCAACGTGGGCATGTCGCTCCTCAGGTCAGGCGGGCGTCGTACTTCAGCGGATAGGTCAGCTCGGCGAGAGTGCCGCGGTCATTCATCAACTCGGCCAGTTCGCCGTCGCCGTCCACGACCAGCCAGTTCAGGCCGGTCACCGCGCCGCCGAGCGTGCGGTTGTCGGCCACGTACTCCTCGAGCGCGAGGCCGAGCGTGACCGCGCGGGCAGAGGTCGTGTCCTGGGATTCGCCGACGCCCTCGACCGTGATCACGACGTTGAAGTTGCCGATCTCGTTGCGGAACGTGCGGCCCGACTTCAGCGACGCCGGGGTGTGGCTGAACCGGGCGCGGGTCGTGAAGACCTTCTCTCGGTCCTTCGCTCCCAGCGGGTAGCCGAGCGAGACCAGCGGCTTGTGGCCCTTCGCGTCCAGCGTTGTGTACGCGGACATAGCGGCAAGGCCCGTCAGCAGCGTGGAGCGGACGGCGACGATGCGGGTTCCGGCCATCAGCAGATCCCGGACCCGAGACGCTTCTTCCAGCCGAGAATGACGGCGTCGACCTCGGGGTAGCCGGTCGGGCGGTCCTCGCCGGCGATGACGAAGCCGATCGTGCCGGCGTCCGTGGACAGCGACGTCCGCCGGTCCTCGATGCCCGCCTGGGAGTCCATCGTCAACAGCCGCGCCCGCGTGCCCTGCATGGCCGCGTCTTTGATGTCCGACGGCGGGGTGGCTGAGTATCCGGCCGCATAGGTGACCTTGACATTGTCGAAGCCCTGCAGCCACGGCCTCGGGGTGTACGAGCCGGTCGCGTAGCGCCGAACGGCGCCGCTCTTGTAACGCAGCGTGTCGGTGACCGTGGTGCCGTTCTCGGTCGCCGAGGTGATGGATAGGACCCACGGCTTGTTCAGGAAGATCTCGTAACAGCCACCGTCGTGAGTCTCGTCGGTGACCGCCCGCGAGATGAACGACGTATTGCACTCACGCTCGATGATCGCCGTGATGTACGCCGCCGCAGCGAGACAGCGAGCGTCGGTGTAACGCGTGGCGTCGCTGACGTCAGGCAGCGCTCGGAGTTCGGCGAGCGTGAAGTACTCCGGATCGGCCATCAGAAACTCCTCACGAAGCAGGGACGGCGTGGAGGGCGCGACACCGGTCGAACTCGTCCTCATCGAGGAACACGCCGTGCTTGTCGTGCGTGGTCCGTACGCCCGTGTCGACGTAGACGGGGATGTCGGCCGCAGCGAGCCGGATGCAGAACGACAGGTCCTCAGAGAAGACCGTCTGCCCATTCGGGTGCGTGATCTGGTCATACCAGTGGTCACCGCCCTTGGCGCGCAGAGTCTCCAGCGCGGTCCGGTGGATCACCATGCACGCTGCCCCAGTGCCGGACACCTGGAGCAGAGCGTCGCGCGGGTAGTCCACGATCGACCTGAAGCCGACCTCGGTCTCGGAGTCGATGTACTCGAAGCAGGTCGGGACCACGACGTACTTCTGACCATAGAACTCGCCTGGGGTGTCGCGACGCAGCGAGAAGCACAGGCCGCCGACAATCGGGCGCTCGACAGGATCGGCGGACGCGATCAGCCGGTCGACGGTGTCCGGCCCAAACCCCATGTCGCTGTCCACCATGAACAGCCACTCGCACTCGGTGTCGTCGAGGAACTTCGCCGCGATCGCGTTCCGGCCGGCGACGATTCCGCCAGCTTGCGCGTTATCGCGGAGCTGCTTGCCGTTGGGCACCATCCGCTTGGAGCCGAACGCATCGACGAGGTACAGGTCGATCAGCGACTGGCCGAAGCAGTGCGACCAGTGGCCGGGGTCGAGGAATCCGACCGCGACCGTGCCAGGCTTCACTTCGCCGACTTGGTCCGGGTGCGCTTCTGGCCGGGCTCGGCCGTGGCCTTCTCGACCGGCACAGACTCGATGATGTCGGGGCGGGTGTCCCGCGGGGCGAACGCCCATGGGTACGCCGCCACAAGCTCGTCCGACGGGTCGTAGTCCACGGCAGGGTCGAGCGTGACGAACTGTCCGGTGAGCGGGTGCCGAACGGCGACGGGCTCTGTGGGGTGCGGCATGGGTACTTCCTTTCCCGTTGAATGGCGCAGCCCCCAGGAACGGGGACCCGGGGGCTGCGCCAGATTGAGGCGACCGTCAGGCGGTCGTCTTGTCCACCAGCAGGCGGAAGGCGTCGACGTTGGTCACGTCCGAGCCGTTCCTCCAGGTGGCGTACCAGGCCCGACGACCGTCGGGCAGGTTGTTGGCGGTGTTGAAGAGGTGGGGAATGTACTCCACGCTCATGCCGCCGGGGCGGTCTACGATCACGAACTGGGAGAAGTCTCCGAAGAGGACTTCCTGGTCCAGCGCGGTCGTCGTCTGCGTGGTCGGAGCGTCGTCCGACTCGACCACGTCGCGGCCGAGAATCCGGCCGGCAGTGGGCTCACGCAGGTCGCCCGAATACGACGCGGACACGGCCGTACCGAGCGCCTTGATGGCAACGGTGTAGACCGGGTTCGCGACCCACTTCGAGGAGTCCCCGCGGTACCGCTTCGGGGTGCCCGTGTAGACCGCGTTCAGGTCGACCAGGCCAATGGTGGCGGCCGTGGTGGAGACCACCCGCGAAGCCGTCACCGCGGCAACCGCAGTGAAGACGCCCTTGGGCTGTCCCGAGCCGGTGCCGGTGGCGTGCGCCGCGCCCTCGAGCCGGTCCTTGGCGTCGGCGAACATCATCATGACGTCGCTGCCAAGGTCCGCGATGTCCTCGACCGCCGAGATCGACGCCTGCACGAGTGCCTGCGCCCGGGTCGTGGCGATCGACGGGTTGCCGAAGGTCGGG